TTAATTGTTTTTGTATTTCTCTTACTTGCTTCTCTTGTTCCTTGTTTTCCATATTACCCCCCTAGTAATGTTTTCTTTTTAGTTGTGGATTTTTTTTTTAATAAATTAGATTGATTAAGTATAGATTTTGATATTCCTACTTTTGTATTGTTATTTTTTAAAACTGTAGAAGTTTCTTTTTTATTTTCTTTTTTAACTTCTGTATTTTTATCTTTAACTTTTTTAAATATTTTTTTACCTTCTGGTGAATTAATAAATTTTTGAATTAATTTTAACATATTATTCCACTAAGGCTTTTGCTTCTTCCGGTAATGCTTTTGCTAGTGGTGCGATTTGTCCCCCAGCTTGTGCAACCTGTTGCATTTGTGCCATTTGTTGTTGTTGTTCAGCTTGTGCTGCTTGTTGTTCTCTTTCAGCATTAACTTGAGATTGTAGTTTTAATAACTTCTGTGGCATACCCACAATATCCGCAACGTGTTTAACTAATGCGTCAAAGTTAATGTAATCAAATACAGGTGCTACATTTGCTAGACCCCCTAGTATTTCCATTGCTCTAGTTATTGATGAAAGTTCTGTAGATTTTTGTGCTTTAGCTAATGGAGAAACATATTCTATTTCTACATCTTGACCCGATAAAAATTCTGGTGCTTCTGCAAATTGGTTTTTTCTTAATAGAATATTGAAACATCTATCAATCAATGGTTTTAATAATTCAGATTGTAGTCTACCTAATACTGGTCCAAGTAATCTCATCTTCTCTTCGTTTCTTTGCACAACTTCTGTAGCTGTCATTTGTGGACCTTGTTGTAATTGTAATTGGTTTACATAGAATACTTCTCTAATAGCATTTCTTCTTTGCTCTTCCATGTTTAAACCTAATGGATTGTTTGCACCAATGTTTAATGGTTCAATTCTATCTCTTGTACCACTTCTATAAAAGTTTAATCCACCCGGTACAGTTCTAACAGGAAGTAAGAATCCATCATCCGGAACTAATAGTGGTGGGTCAACTTGTTTCTGTGCAGCTTTAATTGTCGTTTTAGACATTTCATTTAGCATCTTAACATCTGGTAAGGCTGTCATTGCAGGTGATCTACCATAAATTTCGTGTGATGCTTTTAAATATCTTGGAACTACATAAGGGAACTCTTTAAATCCAGACACAGATAATTCGTCACCACTACCCATTTCTAAATACACAGATTCAAATGGCATATTTTCTTGGTCTTTTAATTTAGGATTAAAGTCTGCTCTTGGATAAACACAATGTAAAATATCTACATCTTGGTACGGGTCTTTTTCAGCCATTACTTTTATGTTTTGCGAAACCTTGTTGCCAAACTTTTGTACTAAAGCTCTAGCAGATAAAGTAAACTTTCTGTAGACAGTATCTATTCTACCTTTATCATCTTCAGCTATAAATATTTCAGCAATATGTTTTGTAGAAAATTTTAATAAATCTTCATCATCTTCTTCAATGTACATTGCTGCAGTACCAAATGTAATTAGATCATGGTACAATTCAAAAATTTCTTGTTGGAAGTTTGATCTATTAAATGCTGTGTACATATCTGCAGTTACACTTTCTAACCAAAGTTTTGCTTCATCATTCTGATCCATTACTGCATCTTTAAATTTAAGGGTAAACCAAGGTGTTGATGGATTAGTCATCATGCCATGTAGTGATGCTGCTAATAATTCTAATGCTTGTAGTGGAGATGAATCAAAAATTAATTCATTTCTTTTATCTCCTCTTGTTCTTCTTTTAGTAATGTTTGCTTTTCTTGGCATCATGTAATCAGCAACTTCTTGCCAATGATTTTCCCAATTAACTCTTTGAGAATTTAGTCTGCCGAATCTTGCTAGTAACTTTGTAGTTGTTTCTGTTTTTGCCATTACACTTGTCCTAATAAACTTTTCTTACCTAATGAATAATCTGTTGATGTTTTTGTAACACCTTGCGATCCCGTTATAATAGCTTGTGATCTTCCTTTTGCTTTTGTTTTTCTTGAATCATAACCATCTGCACTTGTTGCTTCACTTTGTGAAACTTCTGCTACAGTTGGTGATACTGGTTTTATAACTCCTGATTGAGTTGCCATTTGTACTGGTTTTCTAAAAGGAGAACCCATATTATTTTTTTCCTAGCAACGTGTTAGTTGCATCTTCTTGATCTTCTTGTATTCCAAGTGGACCAGTTAATATTGTAGACCTTCTGCCTTTTCTTTTTCTTTCCACAGCATCTTTGTCTTTTTTAATTTGTGCTTTTTCTGCATCAGACAATTCAGATGAAGGTGGCTCTGGCATTGGTTGTACCGGTGGCAAAGGTGGCATTTTTGGTTTAAATATTGATCCCATAATAATTTTATATAATTGTGTAACTATTATCTGCTACAACTTGTGGAGCAGTTTGTCTAGTATTAATTTCTTGAAGTCCCACCGCTAGATACCTCATAGCATCCGCTGCGTGTGAACTCCAATCATGTACAGGCTTTGTTTTAAACATTCTATCTTTATCTACATATCTCCTGTGGTAATGTCTTAACGCATCTATCAATTTTTTGCAATGGTCTGTATCTATGTAACATCTTGGTAACGTCATTGTGGTAGCGTGTATGCCATCCTCAAGGGGTATTTTTGGGACTACCTTAAACCTTAATCCTAATTGCGTGGCGACCTCTCTTCGGGTCTTGCCATTGCCAAACTCGGTTACTTCAATGTCGTGTGGTGCAAAGTGATTTTTGTAAACGTAATCTTTGTTGTCTACCATCTTGATGTAGTATGGTAATCCTTGACCTCTCTCTTCATGGTAATCAATAATGTTAATGACACTTCCATTCTGCTGATAAAAGATAATAGCACTATGGTCGGAAACTCCCAAATCCCATGCTGTAGAAACTGGTAGTGCAGGATCGTAAGGTACTCTAGTTAATTGCTTATTGTCATCCATTTTGCCAATCACATCTCCATATACTGCTCCTTCAATGTTAGCAATCCAATCGCACTCAAATTCCTGTAGGTACTTCTTCTCACCCATTATCTCTCTTGCCTTGACCAACTCTTCTTCATCCACAATCTTAGTGTCTGATGCTTTTGCCTTGTAGTTAAACCAATCATTTGCTCCATTTGCGTGTTGGTATAATTCATAGAAGTTGTTGTTCATTCCTGCTGGTGTACCAATAAAGACACAGTAGCCTTTACGATCTGATAGAGCCGGTCTAATTATCTCTGGAAACAACCTACTGTTGACATTAGCATACTCATCAATTACGCATCCATCTAGGTAGATACCTCTTAATCCATCTGGTGAATCTGATCCAAGTAAAGTAATCCTAGCACCATTGGGTAAATCAACTCTAAGTTCTGTTTCATTAAATTTAGTGTGGGGTATCTTGTCAGTAAATTGTTTCATGTAGTCCCATGCGATAGACTTTGCTTGTTTGAATGTGGGTGCAAGATATGCAAACCTAGGATTCTTTTGTTTAGACATTAGTGCTGATTTAATAAGGTGGTTAATCATGCAGACAGTTTTGCCGAATCTTCTATGACAGACTAGAACACTCCATCTATGTTTATCAATTTGTTGGTGTAATAGCTTCTGATGCTTCCTTGGTGTATAGGGGATTTTAATATCCATATCTAGTGTATAGATTTGTTCCTATACTCATCATTTGGTATGTAATCAAAGTCTAGTTTCTTCATAGCAAAGACACTAAATAGTTCAGATTGTTTAGAAGTGGTAAATCCATAGAACTTTATTATTACATTGTTACTGCCTTCTTCAATATAACAGATTGATTCTACATCTTCTAAGTCAAGGTGATCCATATACTACATCTAGTTCATTTGTAAAAAATAGTAAAATAAAAAATTTAGATTAAGTGTGGATAAAAGGGGGTGGGTTGTTTTAGGAGAGCTGTCTGTGTGTGTGTGAAAATGTTCCATGTATATATAGAAAGAAATCTGCAGGAATATTTTAGGGTATACCCCCTTAGAATAATTCTAATTAGCAATACTTTTTAGGTAAATATATCTTTTATAGATTAGTGATAATAAACGGTTATCAAACCTAATCAGTAAAACCTTTTAAAAACTGTTTAGTACTGTCCCGTTGCTTAACACGTAGAGAAAAAACAAGTGAGGTTTATAAATGGATACGATCATTTAACATCTTATTTTATTATTTCACCTTATTTGAATTGTGTTCAAACTAACTTATTCGTGCCTTATTTATGCCACACCAATTCATTAACTTTAATTATGTTTAACAAATCAAATAAAAAGGAAACTATGGACACAACAATGATTAAAAACTTGAAACTTGAAGTTATCGCAACATATGAAGATAGTGAACAAGAAATATTTCAAACAAAATTGACAAAGGAAGTTTTAAAAAATGAAACTTCACTTTTAAATTTTATAAGAAGTATTTTAGATTATGCAACAGATAGCGATTTATCAAAATTGTCTTTTTGTTTCATATGCAAAGATGACTTATTAAAAAAATATAAAACTATTGAAGAAAGTATTTATAAAAGACAAGGAAAATATTTTTTTCAAGATAATCAATTAATTAATTAAAATAATTGCCTAAATTTAGCCATAAAAATATACGACTATAAAACTATGAAAAAAACAAATCAACAAAAGGAAAATATGAATTTAGACTTATATTTAAAAGATACAGACAATAACGAATACAAAATTGAAATAACAGAAAACTATGAAAATGATAAATTTCATGTTGTGGTTTTTGAAACAGATCAAACACCTAATGAGCATTATGAAACCTTAGGATTTGACACAGAAAAACAAGTATATAATTATTTACAAAAATTACAGAATTAACAACTAACAAAAAAGGAAACTATGAAAAATACAACTGTAAAATGGCACAACGAAGATTACAACTTAAATTGTAATATTGAGGATCTTGAAAAATTAGGTTTTACTTGCTCTTCATATAACAATGACCTTGCACCTTCATACATGAACAAAAAAGAAAATATTCAAATATTTTTTTTAGATCCTAATCATAGCGATATTATCAATGAAAAAATTGATTATAAATTTTCAGTTATGAAACTTGATGAACATAGAGAATATGAA